CCCCCGAATGGTGCCACTGCAACTGTTGTGAATGGCGATAATGGACAGTTAGCGATTAAGGTGACAACATCCAGTGGAACTTACTATTATAATGTTTCTGGTAATAATAATAATGGCAATACATCAACTCAATATTACGGAAGCACCGGTTCAAGTGTTCAGCAATATAATAATGCATATAATCCGCCAGGCACTGCAGGTCCTTATAACCCACCTGGAACAGGAACAACTCCAGGATATAATCCACCAGGCACTGCAGGTCCTTATAACCCACCTGGTTATAATGGTCCAGGATATAATCCACCAGGAACAGGATATAATCCACCAGGCACTGCAGGTCCTTATAATCCTCCAGGAACAGGATATAACCCACCAGGATATAATGGTCCTTATAATCCTCCAGGCACAGCAGGACCCAATAATCCGCCTGGAACCAATGCCAATTATTACGATTCATTGCCTCCAGGAATACCTGCCAGTCAAATTCCACCTGGACAAGAAGATTTATATATATTGAAATCGGAAGTGGTGCCACCAGTATGTCCAGCATGTCCAACTGCGGCGTCATGTCCAAGACAAGAAAAATGTCCACCATGTCCTGCTTGTGCAAGGTGTCCTGAACCTGCATTCGATTGTGTTAAGCGTCCAAATTACAGTGCATTAGACAATGATTATTTACCAGCGCCAGTATTGAATGATTTTTCAACATTCGGAATGTAATTGTAATTTAGCATTATGTAAATAAGTACAATATTATTAACATAATTATTATTCTCTCTATTCTCTGGTTTTAATACATTTTTTATCCATTTGAAATGATGCACTTTTATCTTCTTGTGGAACAATATTAATCACACACCTGGATTTTTTACCATACAATGGTTCAGTACATCCTTTTTCCTTTTTCTCTTTATGCTTACGCGTCTTCTTAAATGTAAAGATTTTAGGTTTATCATTGGTGCATCGTGATCGAAAATGTTCATAACGTTCTCTCACATCGCAATAGGATAAATGTGATTTTTTGCCAAGCATTTTATTAACCAATTCATGCAGTTCATAGACATATTTAGAAAAGGTTGCTCTGCTTTTCATATGACACATTTGAAGTGGTTTTTGTTTCAAATTATTCGTTAAATTGATTCTACAATATTTGCATGGTAATACGTGTCTCAAACTATATATAAATTCGCGATATTGTTTCTTTTGCAAATCCGTAGGTTCGACTGGATAATTAAAACTGATCATATGAATAAAATGCCACGCAGCAGGTCCCCAAGATGGGGTAATCATTCCGTCCCCTGAATTATAATCGCTTTTCTTGAAGACATATTTTTTAGTTTTATTATGAGTAGAACGGTTAGTACGTGTTTTATTCATTATATAATAAATAGACAGAATATATTATAAATAAAAATATAATTAATAATATATCCTTCCAATATATGGAGACAACAGAATTGAATGTATTTACCAATAAAACAAAAACAGTGTGCACATGTTCATCTATATCCATCTTTTTGATTGTCATGTTCATAATAAGTCCCTTAAGCAATTATGTAATCACATCCACTATCATGAGACTGATCATTATTGTCTTGCTTGGATACACGATTTATTTGAATATAGAACAGACAGATTATTTAAGAAAAGTATTTGAATCTGCCGCATCCACAGATATAAGTAACCAATTATCAATCAACATCATATGTAGTTATACATTTACCTTATTTATTGGGTTGCTTATTATTTTTGTTGTAAAAAGTTTCTTCTAATTTAGGGACATCTCTTTTGATTTCCATGATTTTTTGGTAATATAAGAAGTCGTTCTTATATTGATACTTACAAATTTCAATTACTTTTCCATCAGAACCTCGGAATAACATATTCTAATGACAGACGATCTCTTTAAATAGTATTCGTTTAAAGAGAATCTTAATTTCTTGTTGGATATATATAAATGGCCAAATATATAAATTTTAACGCGAATTCGTTACCACCTTTAACAAGCGATTCTTCCAGTATTTTCTCTCGAGTGATGACTGCTGGAAGTTCTTTAGGATCAAATACATGGTTGATTGTTGGAGTGGTTGTCTTATTCGTTGCTCTAGCATTGTTCTATTATTTTTACTATATCGCACCATCTTCTAAATCCACCTATCAAGCAAATTCAGAACATGTTGAGAAAGATGGTTCTAATGGAAATACTGCAGAATTAATGTTTTTTTACGCAGATTGGTGTCCACATTGTAAAGCGGCCAAACCAATTATGAACGATTTGAAAGCAGAATATGAAAACAAAACGATAAATGGATATAAGTTGATCTTTACCGATATCGACTGCTCTGAAGAAACTGCCGAAGTCGAGAAATTGATGAACCAATATAATATTGAAGGGTATCCAACCATCAAATTGATTAAAGACGGACAAGTCATTGAATACGACGCAAAACCATCCAAAGAAACATTAACCAAATTCCTTAATACTGTTCTATAATGCTGGTGCCAAATGTGAAGATATTATATTCCATCGCAATTCATATTCTTCTATGTTGGCATAAGATGCATTTAGAATATAATGCTACACATATTAATATGTCCTTGGGTGTATTCTCATTTGGACATTTCAGGGATTTACCAGTATCATTCTGGAAGAAGAAATCGGTTTAATCAACCCTTACAGTTAGTAAGCCTACCCAAAATTTACATGGAATTGATTATGTCCAACCTTCAAGGTGCTATTTTAAATCTTCAAGGGTGTAAACATATCTTGTAATTGTTTGATTATACAACGTGGATTATTTTCCAATCTCATCATAATTGCACTCACTATTGATTGGCAAATAGATAACTCATTGAAGGAAAGACAAGACCTTCCTTCCATTTGCTCTACACGTTCTCGAAAAATCGTTTTTCTGGAATATGACATAGTTTATAACTATAACAAGTTCTTTAATTCTAAATATGTTTATAATTAGAATGAAAGAAGATGAAGATAAAATCAAAGAATTAATTATAACATAATTATAATACTCTCATTTTATATGAAAACCTTGGCAATTATTATACGTTGTCACGGCACAGTGCCTATCTTTTTTTCGTATGGGGATCCATTTCAAACAATCATGGACAATATGGTTAGACATCATGAACTGATTCCATTCGCCCCATTCAACATTGCAAATTTATACATTGTATCTTTAGCGAAATTAGCAGGGTTTTGTTACGGATCATCCAATGTGCCAAAATATGTCACTGAAATCAATAAATTAAAACATACATTGCGAAACAAAAATGTGTATACCACTGATGAACTTGTCCATTATTTATTCAATAGTTTAAACAATCAAATACAATCTGTTAAAGAATTAAATGCCAACCTATTTGGCATGAGTTATTCTCCTGAAATTACACGCATGTCCAATGGATACACATTAAATAAGATATATTCAGGTGATGCAAGCATGAATCATTTAGGTATCTATTATTTAAGCAGTAATGGCTTTACAGGTCAAGAAATTACCTCTATTAAACAAAAACTTGCCAATTTAACCACCTTTATAAATACGAATGTGCCTAATCATTATATTCGAAAATCAGATATTTTTCATGAATTGGCAGAGTATCATATTGATAGTTTGTATTTTATAGACTTAACGTGTAATGTTTTCGCAAACACTAATGAACAGTCGCCTATATTACAAGAAGGTGCTGTCAATTGGTTAAATGATGTATTTTATAATGAACATTTAAAAGGGGGCAATAAGAAACGATACAAAAAATCAAATCGAAAAAGTAATTGTCATAACAAATCCAAAAAGAATAAGTATTTGAAATGAAATTATGAATGCATTATTTATTGTAAGGAAATAATGATAGCATTCTCGTGTTATAAATAGAATAATTGGGATCATAATGGTTTGAACCTACTCCATTCCCAAAACATGCACCGCCTTTCATATGTCGATTTTTTCCACTTCGTCTATGTCTACTTATTCTGCCTTTTAAAACATGTCTTCTATACGTGCGTTTCCTGGGTCTTCTTCTTCTACGTTTTCCGCCAAACGATTCATCCGCTTCTGTAGTATAACCGGACATATTACTTGTATTCAATTCATCCACATTCATCGGTCCAAGACTTATGGTAGAAGTATCCGAATCAGTTGTGTAACCGGATGTATTAAGTTCATTCACATCCATAGTCCCCTGACTATCGAATGACTGATTCAATTGAGAATCTATGTTTGGTGGATGTAAGAGTTCATTCATTACTTGTTCTGCCATAGCATCAGAATTACCGTTAAATCCAGTATCTCCTTGATTCATTATTGCATCAACGTGATTCATGATATCATCAAACGAAATATTGGAATGTTCCAATTCTTCTATTTGGAACTCATTGAATCCATTATTTTGCAATTGTTGTATTTGTTGTTGAGAGAAGGCACCACCCCTTAACGTTTTGCGATGTTTGCGATGACGTTTCTGTCGTTTTGTATGACGCCTTGACATGATATTATATATAATAATAAGATTATAAATATTACGAACAGAAAAAACAAATGAAATTCAAAGAAGCAACCAAAGGAAAAGGTATGAGAACCTTATTTAGAAAAGCAGGATTTCAAACTTATTTGGTAGATGAATTTAGGACGAGTTGTATGTGTTCCAAATGTGAAATAGGTATTTGTAAAAAGACAATGGTTAGGGAAAATCCAAAACCATATAGAAGCGGTAATGTCTTAATCCATGGACTGATTTGTTGTAAGAACGGATGCGGTTATTGGAATAGAGATGTTAATGGTGCTACAAATATCTACAAAATTGCTTATAATGCGATAAATAATAAAGAAAGACCAAATTATTTATCAAGAAGCAAGAATTTATCAACTGGTTTAGACGAACCAGTAAAACCAAAATTTACACGTTTTGCAAAGGGCAAACCTTTTTGATTTTTAGTGGGAATTGTCCCATTTTAAATCTTCAAGGGTGTAAAAGAACAAATTCTTTTTCAGCGCAATATGATATTAACGATTCACAATTGTACTTCATCTTTGTATAAAGATTGATTAAGACATAGGGTTTATTTCAATTTTTTAAAATATAATTATAGTTTAGAAAATTTTGTTACCATTTATGCTCACATTAGAATCCCCCAGGAAATCTGACTAAATTTAACCCTATACCTGCTCCGGCTCCTGATCTAGCGGATGCTCCCATGGCAGGAACGTATGTATCAAGAATGCTGAAGGTGGCAGCGGCGGTTAAGGCAATGAGAATAATTTCCTCAATGTTTAAGGAACGTTTAGGAATAGCATAAGCAGCGATAGCGACCATTAGACCTTCGACAAGGTATTTGATAATTCTCTTAACAAGCTCACCAACGTTGATTAATCCGTTCATTATATTAAATGTTAAGAAAAAATTATATTTAATGCGATAAAAAACTTAAAAAGAAATAAATAAGTTATTTAAATGAAACATTCTAAATCTATGCAAGCGCCTGCCAAGACTGGATTTGAGAGAAAAATCGTGGATGGAAAAGAGAACCCTAATTATGTTGATATGTTGGAACCTGATAAACCCATTGCCAATCAGAATTTTGTGTGTATGTCATTTGTCTCTCCGGAGAAGATATTGAAGAAGAAGGAGTTGTTTTTTTTCGAAGAATTCCTAAAGACTTGGGAATTTAATAAATCCATGGAGAAGTTTATTCAATTTTTGAATTTCATGTCGTTCAAGTATAATATTTCCTTTGACGATCTTACCAAAGATTTCAAGGAATTTGTGGAGGAAGAGAGACAAAATTTGTTACGAACATGTTATGCAGATGATGATTACAAGACATTTGTGGATAACCATGAAGAAAGATTGCAAAAGAAGTTTGACATTGAGCACAAGTTTCAGACTTGTGTAAGAGGCATTAAGGTTCGTGGTGTGTATCCAACACAAGAAGAAGCAGAATTGAGATGTAAATTGTTAAGAGAATTGGATCCAAACCATGATGTATATGTTGGTAATGTTGGTTTATGGATGCCAGTTGATCCAGAAGCATATAAGACAGGTCGTGTTGAATATTTGGAAGAGGAATTGAATCAATTGATGCATGAGAAGAAGAAGAATGAAGATAATGCAAAGATGGCATTTGAGCAGAGAGTGAAAGAAACTAAACAAAAGGCAATTGACGAGAATATCAAGAATGCCGAAAAATCTGGAAATGTATTGACTCAGACGATTGATGAAGAAGGTAATTTGATTGGTGTCAATAATGCAAATACCCAAGAATTCGCCTTGAAGGAAAAAGAAGATATTTCCACGGAAGACATTTGTGCTCAATTGTTTGAGGGCGAAAATATTGTCACTGGCAAAACGGATAATGGTCAGAGTTTATTAAAATCTGGACCTTTTGCATCAAAACAAACTTAATGGAATTGCTAATTTTATTATATTTATTTATATATATTATTCATAAATTATTATAATTAATATATCTACTTAAAGTATTTTTATTAAAGAATACATGACAACTGCTTTTGTTTTAGTTACCGATATTCAATATTTGTATAAAGCAAAGACCACGATTAATGATTTGAGGACTATTGGTCATTGGTTTGGAGATATTGTTTTGATAACAATTGGTTTTCAATTAGATGAACAATTTAAATCTGAATATAACATTATTGAAAAAACATTTGATTCTATAGACAAAACTCATCTTTCACTTAAAATTGGTCCAGAAGGTTTTGAAAATAGTGATAAGAGAGAATTGTATAAATTAAATCAATGGGAAAAATTACATGTATTTGATCCATATTTTTTAAAATGGGACAGAATTGTATTTTTAGATGCTGGATTAAGAGTATTGGATAACGTGAAATATGTATTAGAATTGGATTATAAAAACAAAATATTGGCACCTATAAACGGAACAAGACCTATAGATATATTTACGCATCAATTGGATCATAAAGATGCTGATACCATTAATCTGATAAAAAAGGATTTTGGAGATGAAATTTTCAATTCAACATTCATGTTAAATTGCATGTGGGTCTATGATACAAACATATTACATAAATGTGATAAAACGCAATTGATTAATGCAATGAATACATATACTGTTTGTAGAACTAATGAAATGGGTGTCATGAATTTAATGTATCATTTTAAATATCATTTGTGGGAAAAATTTCCGACATTAGCATCTAACGGCAAATATTTATTTGAGTGGTGTGATTTACATAATCAAAATACCACTTGGCAACATTATTGTTTTATAAAATATCCAGTTACTATTTCACTTGATCAGCAATTTAAATGTGTTATTTAATTAGATCAACATCAATTAAATCAAAATCTGGTTCTGTAACTAAATCTATCATATATTGTCGTATATACTCGAAATTGATGATTTCTTTATAAAGTTTCCTTGCTCCTTTGGCGATCGATTTTCCCAATTTGTCATTTCTCTCCAGTGTTTGAAGACAAGATTGGATTTTAGAATCTAAATGGAGACTATTGACGTCTATTATATAGACATTCTTCAAATGGTGTAACTTATCATAGAACCAGGAATAATAGTGAGACATCATAACAATAATACATGAATTGTATCCCAGTTCAAAACATAATCGCCATGGATTGGCGTGTCCGTCAATATCCAAAATATATTTATAATTGGATTGGATATCCATGGGTATTTTTTCAACGGAAGATTCTGTAGAGAGATGTTCCGTATTCATGGCATTGTCAATATAAAAGTTTTTAGGTTTCACATTGACTAACCCCACATCAATATCGATATCAATATCGATTTTGTTGATTTTATTTTTCTTGATTTGATTGAACAATTCAATGACCTTGATTCGTTCATTTCTCTCTTTATCTAATGGATAACACGTTTTATTTTCTCCTCGAAAAACAATGGCGTTCTGTTTGGATTGCCAATCAGTATTGATTTTATCAAATGCATCGATAAAATTATTTGTGGAAAATGCCCCAAACCGTTTTCGAGTCACGATTTCCCATGCGTCTGGATATACAATACATTTATCAAAATGTTCTTTGGTGGATGCGCCTGATAATACCGGAATATGTTTGTTACGTATTTGTGGATTGGATTTACATACATCTTGATGGAGAATATATTGACCACATTTACGCTTAAACAAGACTGGAAAAGTATTCAAATTCAAGAAAAAACAGGTGGTAATGTTAGTATCGGATAGACATGTTTCAATCATATGAAAATAAATAGATTTATCCGTTTCTGATTTGTACCATTCTTTATATGCTTTAAACATGCAATAATGAAACCCCATTTGTTTCTTATTTGTGATTGGAATGCCTTTTTTGTTTTTGCGTGTTGCCTTATTGTTGGCAGCGATCATTTTTCGAGTAATGGATTGGGTTCCTGGTTTGAGTTCGGTCGTATTGGCAAATACTTGGTAAGTATGTATATTACCTTCTAAAATGAAGACAAAGACGCCATACCCCACATCATGAAACATATAATTACATGTATTGAGAAAGGCGAATTGTTTGGTTGGTTTTATGATAGACAGGAAAGGTTGAATAATATGTTTTGAAAATGTCTTATAATCGTGAATATAGCGGATATTTTTTAAATAAATACATCCCTGTTTCTCAACCAAGGTCGGTTTTCTCTCTTTAGGGATCATTCCTATTATATGTTACATATATAAAAAGTAAAATAAAAAGATCATGATTTGAAGGTTGAATGTTTTACATAATTAGGCGAACCACAAAATAGACATAACTGGACTGAGACAGTTTGGACTGAATTGTTTTTTTTGCATTTGGAGCATTTGAATATTCCGTTTAATTGACAAATATGGTGATTGTTGAAATCTGTCTTTTGATATAACATTTGACGTCTATGACTATTGTACATTCTATTATATAATAAAATATAAATACTTATACATTTGAATAATAATAATCTTGGACAATGGTATTATTTTTAATATATCGACTCATTTTAGCAGGACATATTCCTTCCATTTCTGCTGCATTTGCAATAGTGTCCCATGTATGTAATAATTCATTTGTTGATATTTCCCTCTTAAATACTTTTTTGCCAGTCGATGACGACTTTGTTGTTTGTTTTTCAGAATATGTTTTTTTGAGGGATATACCATAATATCCTTCATTAGATTCGCCATCAATCCAAACGGTTGCTTTTAATGTATATGGCAATTCATTTAAATATTGTTTAATGTCTTTCATATCATTTTCTGACAACTCTTTATTGACGCTTAATTTCCATGATTGGTATGCTTTTAATAAGGATGAATTTAAAATCTTACCACAATCCGAAAATTCGCATTTATTAAATATAAATTGTTCGACATCTAAATTGTTATATTTTTTCACATATTCCACAGTTTTTAATTTAATTCCTATATAACCATGCCGTCCATCTATTCGTTTTGGTTTGAATCGCGTATCCAAATAATGTTTAAAAGCATGAAAGATTTCTTTGGTTGGTTTCACTTTACTCCACAAGCGATATCTTCCTTCCATATTTACAGAGAATTCTTGAACGTCTGGTCGAACAATACAACTTTCATTAATAAATTCGTTAAATTTATTATTTATATCATCTTCTGGCAATAATACATTTTGATACACTGATTCTTCATTTTTATCTATAGAGTCAATTATCAATTGTTGTTTGTCTATTTTTTCCTTTAATGTGTTTATTTCAATAGTTTGGTTAGTATGAATATTTTCGAACATTTTTATTTTTTCGTTTAGCATATTGTTTTCCACTTCTAATTCTTCATTTCGTTTTGTCAGTTTGTTAAAATTTTCAACACTATACGTTTTAGATTGAATAATATCTTTTATAATTTTAATTAATTTTTCAATGGTAAAGTTTGTTTCATTATAAGCAATTATTTCTGTTTTGTTTTTACCGTTAATTTCAATACTTCTTAATTGCGGTTTAATTTTTGGATGACGTTTGATTAGATTTTCTATTTCAACCTTATTTTGAACTTTAAATGCATGTTTTAGTAAAAAATGGTTATAATGAGCATGATGATAAGATACTCTATTTGACAAATGATTTGTGTGTCCAAATTTGATTAATTTCTCTCCATTTTCATTTGTATTATCAATTGTCCCAAAATAGATACATTCTGTATTCACTGGAAATTGACTAATTAATACTTGTTCAACTTCTTTTTGTTTTTGAATAATAATATTGTCTTTACTTTGCATTTGCATTTTCAATTCACAGCATTCTTCGTTAATTGTTTCTTGTAGTATTTGTTCTAATTTCACATAATAATTGTGTATTTCATCTGCCTTTTTTGTCTGTGCTTTTAAACAAAACTTTTTAAAGGTTTGAATATTTAACAAAATTATTTCTTTATTGTGACCTCCATGAGTCTTGTCATCTTGCTTTGCAAGTTGGTAAAGCAAGTTTTTATAATCAACGTCCAATTTAAAATTCTTGTCGATAACTTTTTTGGCATTCACTTTTTGACTAAAACCTAACCACTTCCATACATCATCTAAATCTATCACATAATCTTTTACAGGATCACAATTTAAATAACAGTAAAAACTTGATATAAATATATTTTGTTCGAAATCTGTAAAATTTTCTTTGATTTTTGTTAAAAATTTGTTATTATAATCACTCGATAATTTAGTGATTGGGTTGTTTTCGATGAGACTTACGATATTTATCTGTTCCATTCGATTATAATTGTATAATAGTATAGTCTTTAAGTCATTTCTTCTTGATTTTGTTTATTAAAATCAAAAGCAAGATTATTTCTTTACCATTTATTCACCTTTTTAACATTGATTTTGGGTCCGGCGCCTCTCTTTTTGGTCTTATTTGGATCATATTGTTCTTCTTGATCTTCATCCGGTAACCCCTTCGATAATTCCCAGAACTCTTTAGATCCTAACCTGAAGTCACCGTGTGGTTCCGCCTTGTAATAAAACACCTGATCACTCAATTTGTTCGATTTGGCATTGTTATTTATCACAAGACACTCATAATTTTCTGTGCATTGATCCATCACCTGACAAAACGCCTCGAATGTTGGAAACATACCTGCATAATTTTCATAAATACGTTTTCTATTCGCAATGTAATTTTCTCTCAAAATAAAAACATAATCTATGTTGGTTCTCAGTGTGGGCGGAATGCCTAAAGGATATTGCATTGTGATGACTAACATGACCTTCCAATGACGCCCATTCATAAAAAGTAATCGCATTAATTTGTCACGAGACCACGTGTTATCGTAAAGGCAGTCATCTAAAATAACGAATGCTCTGGGGTCGATGGTGGTGCGTTTATAGGTTTCCATTTCTTTTTTGACTTGTTTTAATACGGTGCGTTGTCGTTTGAGAATGTTTTCAATGATGGCAGAATTATACTCGTTATGAATGAATAGTCTGGGAACCATTTTACCGTAAAATCCGTTACCTTCTTCTGTGCCGGATATCACTGTGCCGATAGGAATATCTTGTTGATAGAATAGAAGATCTCTGACTAAAAAGGATTTACCGGTATCACGTCTACCGACCAGAACCACCACAGGACCCTTATTCTCATTGGGTTTAAACTGTATACTTTTCATGTCAAACTTTTTTAATTCAAGTGTCATTATACAATCTAACCAAGAAATTTTTTTATTATTTAAACGCTAAATTCAAATTTCAAATAATAACAACTTGCTTTTAAACCAAGAATAAATGGCACCATACATATATGATCCTAATAAACTATTTAATGGAAAAAGGAAGAAGTGACACGCAAATGAATAGAGGTTTGTCTTATTAAACTGCATCCTTTTTCACAATTATATTGTGTTGGACGTCTATAAAATTCATTTACAGAATGACTGGAATTACAGTTATAGACTGGATTTACCATATAAGACGGAATACAAGAACCATAATAAGCGCCAAACAAACTTCCCACAATTTTGGCATTTGTATCTGTATCACCTCCACATTTTAGTACCGACATAATAGCATCCTCGTATGAATAGTTGGCAATGTTTCTTAAGTAATAGAGCACCATGATAAAAGCATGTTTCACATGTCCTTCGTTCGTAATAGCATCATAATCATCTAATGTTGGAATACTTATTGCTTCTTGGTACCATTCAAACACGGTTTCTTGTTGGTTACACATAACAGCGACATTACCTAACAACGTATCTAAAAAGGTTGTATCTATATCTTTGTTTTTAATACGACGAGAGAGAATGGAAGAAAGAATGCAGCAATAGATGCCGGTGGTGAGTTTTACGACTGGAGAATAATGGGTTAACGAAGCATCGATTTCTGCGATTTCCAATATAGTGTCAAATTCTTTATCAAGAGAGAATACGGCAATAGGGACACAACGCATTAATGAACCATTGGATTCAGAATCTTCGCTATATTCATGTGCATTTGTTGCCATATCGTCTGCATTTTCAGCATCAGATAATGCTAACATGACAGTTTGACCAATATCAAAGGGATTCGATTGATACCATTGAATATATTGCTCGGCGATCTTTTCCACTGGAAAATAAGGTTCGAATCTGTTTTCATATAAGGCGGTTAATAAGGCGATTTCCATTTCAGAATCATCTGTAAATTGTCCATCATTGATGTCGGTAGTTTTTTCTCCTGTAAAATGCATGGCATCGATGACTTCTTCTTCTGTGAATCGTCTTTTTCTGAATTCGAGACGTGCTCCAGCAGCATCTGCACACCATCCTGCCATAAAAGTATTATAAATATATGAATAATAATTATCAGATTGTTTGGTATGTGGATATTTGCAATTTTTTCCTTTTCCCATGTATATTTGTTATAATATTATCTTTATATTGTTATATTTGGTCATTTAGGACAAATGATTAAATATAATATATTTAGTGAATAATATTTT